TAAGAATGGGTTATAATGTATTACATTATACGTTAGAATTAGGTGAAGATTATGTAGGGAGGAGATATGATGCATTTTTTACTAAGATTCCTGTAAATCATATAATGCAACATAAAACTAAAGTTGAAGAAATAGTTCCTGATCTCCCAGGGAAATTAGTCATTAAAGAATTCCCTACAGGTAAAGCTACTATTCACACTGTAGAATCACATATAAACAAGTGTATAGATTTAGATATCAAACCAGATTTGGTTTTAATTGATTATGTTGATCTTCTTTCAACAAAAAAACGAACAACAGACCGTAAGGGAGAAATAGATGATATTTATACAAGCACTAAAGGGCTTGCTCGAGAATTAAAAGTACCAATTTGGTCTGTTTCTCAAGTAAATCGAGCAGGTGCTAAAGACGATGTTATTGAAGGAGATAAAGCAGCAGGAAGTTATGATAAAATTATGATAACTGATTTTTGCCTCTCATTATCCAGAAAATCAAAGGATAAAATCAATGGTACCGGAAGGTTTCATGTAATGAAAAATAGATATGGAATGGATGGGTTAACATATGGAGTAAAAGCTGATACATCAACAGGACATTTTGAAGTTCATGATTATAATGAAGATGATGAATTAGTATCAAATTTACAAACAGACTCACTTTCTACTGGAAATTTTAATGGTTACGATAAAGGGTATGTAGCACAACAACCCGTTACGAATGAATTTTTTAATATTAACTCTTAAATTTTTATTTTATGGCAAACTCAAGATTACTTCAGGAAAGAATAGTTTATAAGCCTTTTGAATACCCAAAGGCTTTTGATTACTGGTTGAAACAACAACAAGCACATTGGATTCACACAGAAGTCCCAATGATGTCTGATATAAATGACTGGAAACAAAACTTAAATGAAACCGAAAAAAATATTATAGGTTCTATTTTAAAGGGTTTTGCTCAAACAGAAACAGTTGTTAATGATTATTGGACAGGTTTGGTAACAAAGTGGTTTCGAAAACCTGAAATAATTGCTATGGCTACTACTTTTGGTGCTATGGAAACAATTCATGCAGAAGCTTACTCTTTATTAAATGAAGAATTAGGTTTAGATGATTTTAGTGAATTTCTAGAAGATGAAACTACAATGGCTAAAATAGAAACATTAATGAATGTTAGAGATTCATTTGATGGAGAAGTTGATTGGCATGAAAGAGCAAAATCATTAGCTATATTTTCTGCATTTACAGAAGGGGTAAATTTATTCTCTTCATTTGCTGTTTTATTATCATTTAAAATGAGAAATAAACTTAAAGGTGTAGGTCAAATAGTAGAATGGAGTATTAGAGATGAATCAATGCACTCAGAAGCTGGATGTTGGTTATTTAGAACTTTACTAAAAGAAAACCCAGAGTTAAAAACCCAAGAATTAGAAGCATCTATTAATGAGGCTGCTTTACTTTCTCTTCAATTAGAACTTGATTTTATAGAAAAAGTTTATGAACTTGGTGACTTAGAGGGTTGTTCAAAATACAACTTAATTAATTTTATAAAAAATAGAGTTAATACCAAATTAGCTGATTTAGGGTATAATCCTATTATAATGGATGTAGATTTAACAGCAGTAAATGAAATGAAATGGTTTGATGCTTTAAGTGCAGGAAAACAACATACAGATTTCTTTGCAAATAGAGTAACAAATTATAGTAAAGGTCATTTAGAGTGGGACACAGCAACAATGTTTTAAAATGGATAATAATTTAATAGCAGATTATAAACAATGGGAAAAGGGTAAAGATTACCCTGAATGGATGGATGAAGTAGCTTTATCTACAATTTCAAAA